CGGTCAATCAGGAGGTTCGGGTGGTGCTTCGGCTCCAAAAGAAACACCTCGTAGATTAGCTGCTGGTGGTATTGTCTCAGGACCTGGTAGTGGAACGAGTGATAGTATTCCTACTTTCCTATCCAACGGAGAAAGTGTTGTAAATGCCGAATCGACCTCTATGTTCTCACCTCTCCTATCTATGATAAATCAAGCAGGAGGAGGAACTCCGTTTAACATCGGTAATAGAAACGTTAGTTCGTTAAACTTAGGTGGTGGTGAACCCCCTATTAAAACTTATGTCGTATCAAGTGATATGACCTCTATGCAAATGTTCGACAGAGCACAAAAAGAACGTTCTACGATGTAATTCTTTTACATTTTTAATAATTTTTATATTTATAGTTAATGACTCCAAAGATAATAGAACTAATCATTGAAGACGGGGACGAACAAGCTGGTTTAGATGGTATTGCTCTTGTTGAATTACCCGCTCACGAAGCAAAGTTTGAATACTTTAATCAAGACGAAGAACCAACAAAATATGTTCTCAACGAAGAACAAATTGAACCTGCTTTAAAAATGTTTGCGTCCTACGGTGAACCTCAGGGTTTACTTGAAAGTGAAGGGTGGAAAATCATATCTGTCGAAAAGATGGATAAAATGAAATTCGCCACCATAAGCTCTGAACCAAATAAAGATAGTTTTATTTTTGATACTCCAACTCAACGTGTTAGATTTAAATACGTAGGACCTCAAGACGAAAAAAATAGACAATTCTGCGGTGATATGATGTCCTTAAGACGTGTATTCCGTGTTGAAGATATTGATGCTATGTCTCGTGAAAACATCAATCCTGTCGGACCAACTGGTTACGACGTGTTTGAGTGGCGTGGTTCTTATAACTGTAGACACGGATGGGTTAAATTAGTTTACGCTAAGGAAGGCGTGATTATCAATAACGATAAAGTCAAAAAAGGAGTATTGTATGAGGAGGGTGTACCAGGACCAGATACAAGAACAGACGCCACAATCGCAGCTGGTAATACTGAACCAAGAGATTTTTTCAGTAAAACAAAAATGGAAGTCAACGTAAGTGGTCTAGCCCCTTATGTAGACCAAGTGACCGATGATGTGGAAAAAAAGCCAGTCTTAGCTTCCTTACCTATGTTTGAAAATCGTGAAGACGCTGAGGCTATGGCTGAAGCTATCGGTTGTAAAGGTTCACACTCTATGGGATATGGTGATAAAATATTATGGATGCCTTGTGAAACACACGAATTAGAAGGTAATGAAGGACACCCTGATATGTATTCGTTAGAAGACGCTTGCTGGGAAGGATATGAACCAATCGGTTTAAAACCTGATGGTTCTCCAAATTGCGTGCCAGTCGACGAAGAGATGAGTGCCGATGGTGAATACGTAGTTAATGAGTTCGAAAGTTATACTGACTATCCTGAACTTATCCGTAAGAACGCTCAGTCAGCCTTAGATTATATTGAAAAATCAGGAAACCCGAAAGGGTGTATGACTCAAGTTGGTAAGGTAAGGGCTCAACAATTAGCTCAAGGCAAACCAATCTCTATCGAAACCGTAAAGAGAATGAAGTCCTACATATCAAGACATAAGGTGGATTTACAATCAAGTAAATCTTACGAAGACGGATGTGGAAAGCTTGCTCTTGATGCGTGGGGGGGTGTAGAAGCCTTACCGTGGGTCGAAAGAACAATCTCTCAATACGAGAATATGTCTACGTTCTCTGTCTTTAATGCTGAACAGAGAATAGTTGTAGGACCAGCTATGATACCTGACAAAATGATTATCCGTAGAAACGAAATCACAGGTGAAATCTACTATGTCTATTTTACTGCTGAAACAATAAAGAAACTCCAACAAAAGTTTATGCAGGAAAAACTACTTGATAAGACCAATATCGAACACGGTAGAAAGTTCTTACAAGATGTAGATGTTGTTGAAAGCTGGATAGTTGAAGACGCTACTTATGATAAGCAAAAGGTCTACAATATGGAGTATCCAAAAGGAACGTGGATGATAGTAATGAAGATAAACGAACCTGAGGTGTGGAATAAAGTAAAGGACGGTAAATTAAAGGGTTTTTCAGTTCAAGGTTATTTCCTTGAGAAAGCCAAGTTCGGTTCTCAGTCAGTATTAGACGAGATAAAAACAATATTAAAAGATGTTAAGATATGAAATACCAAGACGCTATTAGAAAAATAAACAAACTTTTAGGACTGTATACGTTCAACTCATATAAGATTACCGAATCGGGTCAAGAATTGATTACCGAAGGTGATTTAATTGTCGGCGAACCTGTCTATGTAATAACAGATAATGGACAGTTGCCAGCTCCCGATGGAGAATTCGAGTTAGAAGATACTACTAAAATAAAAATCGAGGACGGAATAGTCCAACAAATTAAATACGACAATATGGAAAATGAAACAGAACAATTCGTGGAAGCTACATTAGCTGACGGGGTAGTTGTCAAATCAAAAACTTTTGACGTTGGCGAGGACGTATTCGTTGTTAGTCCTGACGGAACTGAGGTAAAGGCTCCCGATGGTGAACACGAATTAAACCTTAAAGACGCTGAAGGTAAAGAGGTTCTTTTTAAAATAATCGTGAAAGACGGAAAAATCATTGAACGTGAAAACGTTGAATTGTCTTACGATGAAAAAGAAAAAACTGACGAAGAGATGGGAATGACTCCTGACTTGAGTGCTCCTCAAGAGGTAATCGACGAAGATTTCAAAAAAACACTTATGGGTGTTTTAGGTGAAATAAAAGATGCCATCGGTGGTATCGTGAAAGACCAAGAGGATATGAAAGCCAAAATGGCTAAGTTCTCAAAAGAACCTGCTGGTTCTCCAGTTAAACAAGGTAAAAACGTAGTAAACGAGTTCGCGGCACATCAAAACGACGCTTTCTCAAAACTATTAAAAACAAGACACAACTTGTAATAACAAACAAATAAATAAAATTAAAATTAAAACAAAAAATTATGGCAAATAAGAAATATGATTTCGGCTTTAATCTTTCTTCATTAGCAACTTACACAGATGAGGTTGGTGGTGAATTGATTAGGAGAGCTATTCTTGAGGGTGAAACTGCGAAGATTATCAAGGTTCAACCTGGCGTAAAGGGTTCTCAAGCAATCAACTTGCTTGACTCTACTTTAGTGGTTCAAGACGGTTCTTGTGGTTGGTCTTCAAGTGGACAAACTACTTACACACAAAGAGACATCACAGTATGTCAATATAAAGTAAACGAGGCGTTATGTCCCGCAGATTTAAATGATTACTGGCTTGGACAGTTACTCGCACCTGGTAGCTACAACGAATCCGTTCCGTTCGAACAACAAATTAGCGAACTTAAATCAGCTCAAATCTCTCAATATATCGAGAACTTAATGTGGCAAGCTAGTTCAGCTACTACTTGTTTCTCTGGTTTCAAGGAATTAACAGCTCAATTAGGAACAGGAAACACTACTGTAACAGGTGGTATTGTTGTAACAGGTTCATCAGCTTTAACGTCTTCAAATGCGTTAACTCAAGTGGATTTACTTGTTGAAGCAATCCCTGATGATATCGTAGACAGAACTGACTTAGTGGTATTTATGTCTCACGCTAACTATAGAAAATACTTAATCAACTATAGAACAGCAAACTACTACCACTTCAATCCTGAGAACTCTTATGAGGACTTTAAAACCTTTCATCCAGCTACGAATATTCTCGTACATCCAGTCGGCGGACTTAATTCTTCAAACAGATTAGTTCTTGCTCCTGCTGGTTATATGGTTATGGGTGTGGATTTAATGAGTGATAGTGAAACATTAAAAATGTTCTACTCTGTCGATTTTGACGAGGTAAGATTAAGAAGTAATTTCAAAATTGGCGTACAAATCGCGTGGCCGAATTTCGTAATCACTAATGGATTAAACTAATAAACTAAAGAACAAAAATTAAAAATATAAAATTATGGGTTTTTCATCATGTTTTACAACTTCGAACATCTGTAAAGGATGTCGTGATAATGTCGGTGGTATTAAGTCGGCATATATCGTTGCTGGTTGTGTAACTGGAACAACTGAAAACGCTAGCGGAGAAATCCTTACAGTTGGCGCTACAGGTGGAACTGTTTATCAATTTCAGGTAGAAAAGAACACATCGAATTTTGTAGAAACAATTACTGCGTCTTTAGAAAACGGAACTGTATTTTACGAGCAGTTATTAACTTTAGTGTTTCACAAGTTACAACAGTCAACTAGAAACCAAATTAAGTTATTAGCTCAAAATACAGACCTGAAAGTATTTGTTGAAACAAACGATGGTTCAATCTTCTATTTAGGAGAAACATTCGGTATGGCACTAAGCGCTGGTTCTGCGGAAACGGGAACTAACTTCGGTGACAGAAACGGATATTCAATAACATTACAAGGGTTCGAAAAAGAACCAGCAAGTGAACTTGCGGGAACTTTACAGAGCACATTAGTGGGTCTTTCTTTACAGACTTGCCCTTGCTAAGAATAACATTTAAAGGGGGATTTTGTCCCCCTTTATTTTAGCCAAACACAAACTATGCGTAACAACAGAACTTGGGGTGTCTTAGGAAAAAGACAAACATTTTTATCCCCCTCAGACATATTAGCGAATAAGCCAAAAACTCCACTTAACGCAAATCCGTTAGATGCTTGGGATACAAAAAAATCCAAGTTTAGACGTGTTGACTTGGTGCCAAAAGTTCCTGCTGAAAATGATGGTCAACAAGCGGGGGTTGTAGGTACTGGTTCAACACCTGATGTTACGCCAACTCCTACTTCATCTGTAACTCCAACTCCAAGTATAACACCGAGTTCAACTCCGTATCCTTTACCAATACAACCTGTATTATGGTATGACTCAACTAACTTAGGTTCAATCGATTATATCTCTTCAGGAGGGACAAATTATATCTCAGCGTGGAGAAGTGTTGGAACAATCCAAAAAACTCTCTCAGGGGACTCTATAAACACAATGCCAATATGGTCTGGTTCAAGTCAATTACCAGGTTCACCACTTATTGTAAGATTTGATAAAAATAATAATACAGCGTTACAAGATTATTTAACTCAAAGGTTCGACTCAACATTAATACCTTATAGCGGTTTAACTGTGTTTCAAGTATTCGCAAAACCAAATGGATTAACCTACGCAGATACAACTAATGCTGTTGGATTTGGTTATCCTTTTGCTTTAGTATCAGGTAATACAACAAATGGTGGATTTACTTCAGGAACTACTCCAACATTCTTAGTTAATATTTCAGTTAATGCGCCAGCAAATACTAATACTATAGTAAACGCAAAACGTGAATTTACGTATCTCAATAATACATCAGTTACTAACTTTTCTGCCGCAACACTCAATAACAAGTTTTTATATCACGTTGCGATGCCTTATCCAACAGGTTCGGTATATTTTGAAATTAACCAATCGGGAGGAACTAACACAACATTACCTATTACAGCTTCAACACCAAACACCGCTTTCAACCAAGTTTATTTAGGTCGTCAATGGGGTAATTCAGGTGGTACATTAACTAATATAAATAATGCTGGTGCAGAACTTGGTGAGATTATGGTATTCAACAGAGAATTAACTATAGAAGAACAAGAACAAGTTCAAAATTACTTAAGAGACAAGTGGAGATACGATGAATGGGCAAGTCCTGTTCCAACACCAACTCCTACTTATACTCCAACGCAAACAACAACAACAACTCCAACTCCAACCACTACGACAACTCCAACACCAAGTTCGTCATCTACGGCGTTTAATCCAAATAGTATCCCTGATTTATTTCAGTGGTTCGACGCCTCAGATACTTCGTATATGACCTTGAGAAGCGATGCTGGTGTAAATTATATTACAGGGTGGACTGGTAAGACAGGTGGTTCGTTTACTCAAGCAACAGCTTCAGCTCAACCATTCCTTGAGAATGTATCAGGTTATACGTATTCAGGAGCTTCGTTTTTCGGGACAAGATGGTTATTAAACAATACAATATCGGCAGCAACTCCTTCAGGAACAACAACATTCATAGTTGGTTATAATGATTATGACCCTACTGGTAGTCCGTTTTTAATATGGGATGCTGGAACACCTGAGGGTGTGTCGTCAGGGTTCTTAAACTCTGCCGCTTATGAGATGAGAGTTGTAGACCAAAAAATGGCAATATCAACTTACAATACTATACCAAAACAACCAAGGTATATTTCGTGGGTGAGAGGAAACTCAGGTGGTGCTGCTGGTTCAATTAACGGAACCGCAATGACAGGAACAGCAACATTCAGTTCACCAGCAAATATTACTCAAATGAGAATGAGTACTAGCAGCACTGGAACAGATAATACAGGTGCGATATTCGAAGTGTTGATGTATAACAGAACATTAACTACGACAGAGACAAATAATGTATTAACATATTTAGAAAATAAATGGGGGTATTCAACTTGGTAAATTATGGCGTTAAACTTTAAATCAATATTATTCAACACAGAGGCCGAAGCGATGAGTTTCGTAAGTCAAATAAACACCTGTAAAGGTTTTCCCACAGAAAATGGTGATACTTTAACTTGGCAAGAAACTCCTTATGAGATATGTAGATTTAGTAATAATGGTTCTTCATTATTCATAGGGTATGGTATTATAGTTGATAACGAAATAATCGAATGTATGACCCCACAACAACAAGGGGAGATACTTAATCCTGAAGCTAATATACAATCTTGTAGCTGGGTTCCTCCTGTAGTTTCAGGTTCAACTCAAAACGTTTAATATGGAAGTATTATTTTTACTAATAGACGATAAACTCGACGCCCACTATATAATCTCAACTAATGCTGATAGTTCGAAAAAATCAAATAAATAATTTAATCGCTACGGTGTCTATGAATAAGACTCTGGCAAATCCTTATTATCTTTTTTCATTTCAACACGAGATGTCGAAGGAGAGAGTAAGTTTTATTCCTGAAGTCATAACCTCAAATTGTAGATACGATAAGTTTAGATTTCTTGAAGGTTCAACGAACTTATCAACAACTCCTCCAACGGTTTTATTTCCTTACTTAGGCCAGTATTATTATTCTATTTACGAACAAATTAGTTCTGGCAACACGAACATCGCCTTAGCCTATAATAAACTTGAGAGTGGGAGAGCTATTGTCTTAGTTGATGATGGTAATCCTGACTTGTGTTTCTTCGAACCATATATTTCAAACGACGAGAACGACTCAAACTATATCTACATTAGTGATATGGAACAAGTTTGTATTTCAGGAATAACACCTACGCCAACCAGTACTCAGGTCTTAACTCCAAGTGTGACTCCAACGAACACAACAACGCCTACGGTCACTCCAAGTGTAACTCCAACTAATACAAACACTCCAAGTGTAACTCCAACTAATACAACAACTCCGACCACAACTCCTACGATGACTCCAACACCGAGTACCACACCACCATTACCATATAATTCGTTTATAGTTGGTACTGGTTCAACTTTTAGTGAAGCATGTACTAATTTATCTTTAGGTAATACAATACAAGTGTGGGCTAATATAGGTGGTGGAACGGGACAATGTAGTCCGTGTTTACCTTTTAATTGTTTCGCTTGTGTTGATGGTGATGATACTTGGTGGTTAGACCAGTCATTTACAATTCCTTTACCTGATATGTGGTTAGCAAATTATATCGCAGATGGTGGAACTACTACACCAAAAAGACAACAGATAGTTAGTCAAGTAATCGTAGGAGGAACCTTTACCGACTGTTAATGTGTGGACAAAAAATTAAAAAAGTATATTTATTAGTATGAAAGAAAATAAAGAGAAAGACAAGTATCAGTTTCATTTACAGGACTTCAACGCTGCTTACGTCCCTCAGTATCAGGAGGTGATTAAAAATAAGCCATGGGTTTACTACGGTGACGATAATATTTTCCCAAATCACTTATTAGCCCTATATCAATACTCAGCCTTAAACAGAGCGTGTGTAAACGCAATTTCTTATGGTGTGAAAGGTAAGTCAATCGAAAATGACCTTGGTGAGACCTTAATGGCAAACCGTAGTGAGACCTTATATGAGGTCTTTATGAAGTGTGCTATGGATAGGGTTTTATTCGGGGGATTTAGTTTAAATATCGTCAAATCAAATGACGGTGGTATTGCTGAGTTTTACCACACTGACTTCAGTCGTCTACGTGCTGGTAAGTGTGATGACTTCGAAAACGTCCTTGAATACTACTATTCTGTTGACTGGAGACAATCAACTCTTAATCCAACAAAATACAAGCCAATTAAATTACCTGCGTTCGATATGTTAAACAACGACGAACCGTCTCAGGTATTGTATTTCAAACAGTATAACCCTGGTATGTCGTATTATCCACCGCCAGATTATTTAGGTGGACTTACAACAATCCAACTTGACGTTGAAGTGAAGAACTTTCACTTAAACAACATGCAGAATTCAATGATGCCGTCCGTCGCAGTAAGTTTTACTAATGGGGTACCAAGTGAGGAAGAACGAGATATTATGTATCGTCAGTTAGACGCCAAGTATAGTTCAAGTAATAACGCTGGTAAGTGGTTTTTATTCTTTAGTGAGAACCCCGAAACAGCCCCTATCATAACACCAATCGCCAATAACGCAAGTGATGCTTGGTATACAGCAATGGCTCCTCAAATCGAACAGACCATCTTAACCTCTCACCGTATAACGTCTCCTATGATACTGGGGATTAAGGAGAGTGGACAATTAGGAGGTCGTGAGGAATTGTTAGATGCTTACAATTTATTCCTTGAAATCGTTATTAAACCAATTCAAGAAGAACTTATCGACGGGTTCGAAAAAGTCCTGTTCTTGAGAGATAAAAAACAAATTAAACTAACCATCGAACAAAACCAAATCTTACCTACAATTGCTGAAACGGCAATAGGTGACGTTCAAGGCATATAACCAACAAATATGGCACAAGTATTATTAATCAGCGAAAGCAAGTTGAAAGCCTTTACCACAATCCACCAAAACGTGGATATGGAACTTTTAACAGCAAATATCCTTATCGCACAAGATTTAGGATTACAGAACCTCTTAGGCTCGAAAGGATACACATACTATCAAGACTTAGTCAAATCCGTTCAACTATCAGGGGGAACAATGTCGTCTGCAGATAAAATTATGCTTGATGAATATATCGCTCCATACCTCGTCCACCGCAGTTACTACGAAAGTTTACCTGCGATTTATATGAGGACTATGAATAAAGCGTTAATAGTTGGCGACACTGAACAAGGTAAGTCGGTCTCAATTCGCGAGATGCAATACTTTAGGGATATTGAAATGTCCCGTTATGAGTTTTACTCTCAACGAATGATGGATAGACTCCGTTCCTTTCCCAATGACTACCCTTGGTATTATTCATATACCGATAAGGACGGAATGCCAACAAGTCGTGAGACTTATTTCTCAGGTATTCATATCCAACCAGGAATGAGATATCCTCCAAGAAAAAACTCATGGGCTGGAAACTTACCCGCTTATTATGGTCGTGAATATGACTGTAGTGACTGTGGGTGGTAATTAAAAAAATTATATGAACGAAACTATATTATTACTAATTTCAAACGTTCTTACTGGTGTTGTAGGCTGGTTCGTTGGTCGTCGTCGAGTGAACGCAGAGACTGACAACCAAGTCCTACGTAACCTCGAACTATCAGTAAATCTTTATCGTGAGATAATAGAAGATTTAAAACGCGAAATTGTCTCTCTTAACTTGAAGGTTCAAGAATTAGAAAAAAAGGTCGACGAACTACATGCCGAGAATAAGAAATTAAAATCAAAAGTATAATCAAATGCCAATCCCATTACCACAAGGACAAGACGAAAAAGAATACATCTCAGCTTGTATAAGAGAAATTATTAGTGAATACGATGTTGAAGGTCAGGCTTACGCCGTGTGTAAATCTACGTGGGATAAAGAGAATATGTCCTTTCAAAAAATAACTTGTGATGAGTGTGGCTGGTCGTGGGACTTAGAAGACGGTGGTGACGACCCTTATGTCTGCCATAAATGCGGTAAGACAATACCAAAACCTGTAAGTGAAGATGCCCAACAAGGAGGAGTTGTTGGTTCTGGTTCGTTTTCAAGAACTAAGTTCGAATACCCTCCAATATCGAAAGAAAAATTGAATGACTTTATGAGTAGATGTATGTCTGACTCTGTTGTTCGTGAAAAAAAGAAAGAAAGAACAAACCGTGCTGGGTTCTGTTATTCTCAATACCAATCTCGTTATATTGCCAATATTGGCAGAGGGTGGAGGTAATACCCTTAAACCCTTATTAGAATGATTTTAAAGGGTCTCCCTTGAGTTATATTCCTTGAATGATATATTTTCCTTATGGAAGAAACAAAACCCTTAGAAACCTTTAAATGTATTACTTGTAATATTGAAAAAAGTATTACTAGTTTTACGTATAATAGCACAAGTAATTATACCAGAAAAATCTGTAAAGTTTGTATTCAAAAAGGTCTCACTATGAAAGATATTAAAGTGACTGAAGATAGATGTTGTGAAGCGTGTGAAGTGGTTAAACCTATCAATCAGTTTTACCGTAACAACGCTTTCATCGACGGATATGAACGTAGATGTAAGATGTGTAAGATAAATCGAGTAAAGATAAATAAAAATGAGCCAAAATATCCAAATAGAAAACCCTATCAACAAGAGTGGGAAAACTATTTTAATCTCGTAGGGGTTACTAAGAATAACTATCGTAGTATGTATATCTTTCTTGAAGGGATAGGTTATGACCTCAGTCAAAACATTCACGAACAATTCTGTAAGAAATGGAATATTACCTATTCTCCCTTGAAAAAACCCTTTAATAATCATTTTTCACCCGAAGACTGCGATATATTATAAAAAAAAATGTAGTTGCCATTTGTTTTTTTCTTTTTTATAATATATTTATTGTTGTTGGTGGAGGGAAACATAACAGTAGCGCCAACGGATTAAAGACCTACTACGGGATATTCTACATAACAGGTCAGTACCAGCACAAGGAGGGAAGGTATTAAGTAGAACGGATAAGTGATTATTCGTAAGTTGCTCTCAAGTAATAGGTTTCACTGATACTATTACCTCTCAGTCAAGTAAGTAATTGACTAGTTGTGTGTTCCTCTCTGTTTAACGACAGGGATAAGAACTCACTACAACTCGTAAGTAAGAAAGTCATATTCTATGACTTGAATTAATATAAAACTAGATAAATAAATCTAGACTAGAATAGAAATAAGTTATGTTATTTTTTAATAAAGATTATCCACTTTATTAGTCCTGTTCTAGTCTAGATTTATTTTTTGCTTAAACTTATATTTATTATTATGAAAACAATTACAAAAAGAATACTGAAAGTTGAATTATTTAAAATTGAAACTAATTACAACAAAAAGGAAAAGACCTTTTTTTATAACTTATATCTTGAAGGTATAGATGAGCCATTATTATTGAATGACTTGAAACAACCACTTCAGTTTGACTTAGTTGGTCGAAGTATTAAATACAAAATCAACGGAGAAAACGAAGTAAGTGACTTCGAGTTCACAGTATAAAATCTTCGGGGGGGAGTTTTGATTGATTTGTTTTTCACTCCCATTATCAATTCTTGATTTATTTTTTTTTTCTCCCCCCCTTTTTTAAATCTCAACTATGGAAAAACAAGAACCTATCTTTGCTCTGCTCAACGATGTTGTTGCCGACAATCCCACCTATGACTTTCCCCTCTCAACGATAAGTATGGAACTTAATAATATGTTCGCCAATAAAGATAAGTTTGATGAGGTTCTTGAATACATAATCAAAAAACTTAAACGTCGTCATAGTGATATAGTCGCTCACGTATTCGTCTTATGCGTGGAGAGAACTTTCCCGTTAGATAAATATGTTTTTGATACAATCCCCCTCAACGAGTATTATAACTCAGTAGAAGACCTATATGAACTATTGTCGACCCTCAAAATCACTCGTATTGATAAGTCGTCTCCTGATGGTGAGATGATGTCTCAAATGTCTTAATATTTTTTTTTTATTTTTTTTTCAATTTGCTTGTCTTTTTGTAGGTATTGTGTATATTTATTAAAAAAGAAACAAGAATTATGAAAAACACAAACAAAAATCAATCAGTCGGTCGTCTCACCAAGACCAAACAAGACCAAATGTTTAACGGGTATTACGACACCTTAGCAAACTACTTCGGTGGTGACGAGGTTCAATCAATCATTAACAAGGTGTCTCAAGGAGACAGGGTTACTTCAATCTCATTTATGAGGAGTTGTGTAAGTCAACTTGAAAAACTAAATCAAAAGGGTTACTGGTGTAACCTGTCTGTTGATGGGGTCACAAATTAACAACTAAGGAGGGGTCACAAACCCCCTCCTTTTTTTATTCGAAAAAAAAAATAAAAAAAAATATATATTTTGCTTGTCTTTCTGTTGGTATTGTGTATATTTATAAAAAAGAAACAAGAATAATGAAAAAAAGTTTATTACTATCAGGAGAAACAATGACTAATTGGGACGTGGAAAGTGTCCTTACCCCAATCGAACCAAACAAAGATTACATAACAAGGCTTATCGACGAGGAATGGTTAAACACTTATTCGACGTGTGGCCTTACTTATGGTGAGATAAACGAATTAGACACCTTTAAACTACGTTAAGATGATTACTCAAGAAAGATTTAATGAAGTGATGATAGATTTTTTAATCAGTGACGAGGAGTTGAACTCCTTAGATGAAACTCAGTTATTCGAGTTCTTAGACGCAAAGACGTTATACCTGAGACAATACTCAAGACCTTTAACTCCTTGGCATAAGAAAGTGGCTAAGACGATGATGGAACAAACAACAATAAAAAATAAATAAAAAAAAAACTATGAGTGAAAAAAACGACAGAGCAAGTGAATTATTCGGGGATTTCCTCGATGCTTGTAAGAATTATGACTACGGTTACTTAGCCGAAGTAGACCTTGAAAAATGGAAAAAAGGTATAAATCAAGAATACCTGATGCGTAAACTATTAAAATCCGTTATTGATGAGTTCGGTGTCGAGGAGGCAAACAGAATTCAAAAGATAGTCCTCGAGCACGTGGAGAATATAATGGCGAGTGGTGTAATCCATACTCAAATCAAAATGTGGTTCTACCCCTTTACCAAACTCAACGACTACAAACATTCAAAACAGATAAGTTTATATAAACTAAAAAATCACGACCAACTAAAAAATAGTGAGACGGTCGACAAAATGGGATAATATGGAAAATACAACAACAGGTTATACTGGCTCTCAAATGAGCGGTTACACAGAACAAGGGTTCGAGGAAGATTTTTTAATGGTAAAGGAGATAATCTCCTTTCAAACTGTAGATAGGAATTATATATTTGAACTACTTGGATTTAATAGTAATTTCGAAGATACTTTCTACACAATAGAACTGAGTGAAAGTCACATAAATCAAATGTCGAAGTTTCTTAATATGCAACGAGCGACAAAAGCGTTTAAAGACGCTTGTAACTAATAATAATAATATGGGTGAAATTATAGAAACGTGGAAGACAATACCGTCCTATCCAAACTACGAAGCGTCAAACCTTGGCTTCGTTCGTCGTGTGAAAAATAAACAAGTCAAAACTCCATCAAAAAGTGATAGGGGTTATATGACTATGAATATGTGGTGTAAAGAGGTCAAAAAGTTTACAACCAAAAAACTCTCAAGGCTAATATGGGAGGCCTTCGCAGGGTGTGACTGTGCTGAGGTTATAGACCACATTGACGACAACCCTGAGAACAACAATCTTAATAACCTGCGTTGTGTCTCAAAAAGTTTTAATTCAAGCAGAAGACGACACTTTACAAGAGACAACAAATATGACCTTACCGATGAGATTAAAATTCAAATCATAACAGATTACAGGAATGGTAATACAACATCGAGTAAGATATTTCAAACATACGGTGTCCCTTCAAATTATTTTTTCTCTGTAGTCAAAAGAAAAACGTGGGATAAAATAAGAGATGACGCAAACAACTTACAAGAAACTCAAGGAGATAGTTTATAAAATGTGTAATGACTATGATACTCGAGATGACCTCATCCAAGACATCGCTCAGTCATTACTCAATAACGAAAAATTCGATAGTTTAAATGAAAACGCTAAAACCTATTATCTCGTTGGTATAGTTCGTCGTCAGGTCTACTCAACAAACTCAACCTACTATAGAACATTCAAAAAGTTTAATGGTGTAGAACTTACCGACAGAGACACAATCCCCGATGTCCCCTATAGTGAAGAACCAACGATAGACTGGGTGAAAGAGGAGTTAGAAAACGAACTAAAACGAAATCCTAATTTCTGGTATAACAAACAACTATTCGAACTCTACCTTGAAAAAAAAGGCTTTATAGACAGAGTTCATAAACAAACCAAAATCCCTCGTTACGCAATAAAAGATACAGTAAACGAAGTGAAAGGATTATTAAAACAAAGATGGAAAATCTACAAAGAATTATAGTATGGAAAAAGAACCTTGCGAAAAATGTGAAAAATCAGGGGACGTAACCCTAAAGACCGAGAACTGGACAATAGAAGAATTAGAATTAGCTGTCTCTTATCTCGACAAATATAAACAACCAAGAGAGGAAATTGATTATGTTTACAACGTTTATAACAGAGTATTTAAAACAAAAAAGGCTCCTGGCTGTGGTAAATGCTTCGTAAATATAGGTCGTTCCTTGAAAAATAAGTTGAATGACGTATTAAAATAAGAATTGTTTTTTATTACAAAAAAAATAAGTTAGTGTATAAAAAAATAATTTAAATTATATTTATTAAAGAGGGGGTATTAAAATATCCCTTTTTTAATACGAATAATAATACCCGTCAAAAATAAAGTATGAAGACAGAATATGTTAAATTGCCTCTCAAGGAGGTTAAATTAAATCCAAAAAACCCTCGAACCATAAATAAAAAACAGTTCGAAGCGTTGAAACAATCCATATTAAATTCGCCTAAAGTCCTTGAGTTGTCCCCTCTTATCCTCAACGAAAACCATATTGTTCTTGGTGGTAATATGAGACTGAAGGCCATAACTGAACTCGGCTTTACCGAAGTCCCTTGTATTATTGTCTCAGGTCTTAGTGAGGAAAAACAAAAAGAACTTGTAATAAAAGACAACATCAACTACGGTGACTGGGACTGGAATGTTCTTATCGACGAATGGACTATCCCCGTCCTTACAGATATGGGTCTTACTCTACCTAAATTATTTATCGAAACAAACGAAACAAGGGGTCAAGACAGAACAACCGTAAAGGAACAATTCGAGACGTGGATGAACGCCGAGAAACAACAAATCAAATTGTTCTACGACCATCAAACCTACGAGTATGTTATGGAGTATTTTAAGACCCGTGGCGAAGATAAAAAGGGTGAGACGATACAAACTCTTATCGACAAGTATTTCGACGAAAATAACTTATTAAAAGACCGAAGATGATTATAAAGAATATACCCCTTGCTGAATTAAAACCAAACCCCTCAAACCCTCGAGTAATAACTGAGGTTATGTTGTCGAAACTTGAAAAATCAATAATCGACTTTCCTGAGATGTTAAACGTCCGTCCCCTAATCATATCCAAGGACAACACAATCTTAGCGGGTAATATGAGACATAAGGTCTTATCCAAGTTAAACTACGAAACTGTCCCTTGTGTGTATGCCGAGGAACTGACCGAACAAGAACAGAAAGACCTACTAATTAAAAACAATCTGTCCTATGGTGAGTGGGACTGGGAAGACATCATCACAAACTGGCAGTTAGACTCCGTAAAGGAATGGGGGTTAGATATTCCTGGATTTTATTTTGATGATGACGAAGAACCTGATTTTGAGTTCAACGAAGAATTGAACCGAATTAAAGCCATCGGTATTGTCCTTCAAAAAGACCACTATATTAGAATGCTCGATGAACTAAACGCTATCGTCCGTCGTGAAGACCTCGCTGACTATAGTGATGCTGTCCTATTCTTAATCAACAAATATGAAAACAATTAACGTCGAAAGAAAAAACATAGACTTCAGTGACTATATCAAACGTTCCGCTCTCAACGGTGACGTAACAACTTTAATAAAGGAAGACTGTATTATCGTTGTCGATGGTGTCCCTACGGTATACTACTCAGTATTACCCGCTGATGTATTAAAGAACATTCGTTGGGCTGTAAAGAACATAAAATACGCAACAGGAAAAAGAACTCAGGGTCTTTTATCTCAGTCCAAGATATTCGGTTATTCCCCTCGTAACCCTATGAGACACGACTACTGTAATATTACCTCTATGAGTGAGACCGAAGGTAAACAACACGCGGTCATAACTGAGTTCGGTAAGGTATTGACCGACCACTACAAAAACTATATGCCGACCAGCTTCGAAGCTCACGAAAAAGTTGTGGTGGAAAAAGTCAATCCTGACTGGGTTATGAGTGGAACTCCCTTTACCTCAGGTATTGTAAACAAGAACAACCCCCTCAAATACCACTTAGATTCTGGAAACTTCAAGGGTCTTATGTCGAATATGTTGGTGTTGAAAAAAGATGTTGACGGTGGTTATTTAATAATCCCTGAGTTAGACCTCGCCTTAGAATGTCCCGATGGAGCTTTAGTAATCTTCAACGGTCAAAACATTCTCCACGGGGTTAGTCCAATCGAATACACAAACAATAAGGCCTATCGTTATTCTGTCGTTTACTATTCCTTAGAACAGATGTGGAAGTGTGAACCTCTCGATGAAGAGATAGCCCGTATCCGTAATGTGAAGATGGAACGTGAGAATAAGAGGTTAGACCCCGAACATATTGAAAAACTAAGACAAGCTGTTTATGGCAAGTAATCTATTCTATCTTTCAAACTCCAAATATGGTGGGTGGGTGTCTTTCAGTATCCACCTATCCTATCTCCTCAAACAACATCTTAACAAGGTTAGTGAAACAGGGATAGGTAAAGGTGACGTGGGGTATGGAATTAAATACAAGAACGTTCCCCTTGGTGGACTTAAACTAATGGAGAACAAACTAATCCTCGCCTTAGATAAAAAACACCGAGAGTTCTTACCATATTTCAAGGGTTCGTCAATCGTAATCCACGACCCAACCGAGTTAGACACTGAAGTATTAAAGTTCCTTGAAAGTTGCCCTCAAGTCCTGACAATTCGTCAGTCCGTAAAGGAACACTTAGAAACACTCGGTATACCCTCCACCTTTCTACAACACCCTTTCTACGAATACAAAAAGACACCACAAGAAACACTTGGTAAGGCTGTCTCCTTGTCTCGTGTCGACTATGATAAGAATACAGAACTAATCGTCCAAGCCAATAACCTTGGTGCTGGCGTTGATATATACGGAGCGAAAAATCCGTTCTACTATTTTCATAAATTAAAACCCCTTGGCTTCGATGACTGGTATAAGGGGGAATACAGCAGGTCTTTCAAATCTCATTCAAAAATGTATGGTGGTTATGAATACCTTGTAGACCTTTCAACTATTAAAAACGATGGTGGAGGAACACAATACACATTCTTAGACGCTGACTACTGGGGTCAAACCATAATTCTACATAAGAACTGGATTACTGAGAACTCAATATTCCGTGACGGTGAGAATTGTTATGTTGTCTCCTCCCCTGAAGAACTTGTCGAAGCCCTAAACAAACCAAAACTTAAACCAAACATAATGACCACAGACAATCAAAACTGGATTAAACTACTCAAATGATATCACAACAACAAGAACAGTTTTTAGACGTATTAGAACAGTCCCTCGGTATAGTGAGTGTTGCCCTTCAAAAGACAGGAAACTCTCAGGAGGAATACTCCAAATGGTGTGAGAACATATTCTTCGTCAACCGTATAAAAAAGATTGATGAGGTCTGTGCTGATTATGTTGAAAACCAACTCCTTCGTCAAATACGAGAGGGGAATACTCAAGCAATAACATTTTATTTAAAAACCAAGGGTAAGTCCCGAGGATACAATTAACACTATGGGAAAGAAAGCAAAAGAACACCGAAAAAAAGTGAAAGCTCGTAACGAAAGAATGAAAGGTGAAGAACGAGCTGTTGAAAAACTAAGAAGACAAATCTTCGAGGAAGCTAAACAACGTTATTTAGACGAACAAGAAAACAAAAAACAAGAACTATGGAACACAAATTCGAAATAGAAGATGATGATTTACCTATTGACCCTCCTGCGAAAAAGATAGGTCGACCAAAAGGTTCGTTCAAAAAGAAAATGAACGAGGCCGAAAAACGAGTATTCTTAACCGAATCGATAAGAAAGATATTAAAGGAACATATGTCTTACCACGAATACGTGTTGTTCTGTCGTGAACACAATCTGTCCCCCTCTCAAGCAAACACTTACTGGTTAAGAGCATGGGGTGTGGTAAAGAAAAAGTTTGACCTTGAAAGAGATAAACTAATATCAAAACACATCCAAAAGTATTGGGAGATACACGACAACGCAATGGAATCGGGTGACCTATCCAACGCTCGTCAGGTCTTAAACGATATTGCCAAACTCCTTGGTATGAACGAACCTGATAAGGTAAGTGTTAGTGGTCAATCAATAAAACTGAACTTCGGTATTGATGAGTAACACAATTGAAGTAATAGGTTATACTCCTCACCCTGACCAGAGATTAAAACTCAACAGAATAGTAAACGAACCTCACAAGTTCATTACGTTAATTACTGGTCGACAATGGGGTAAATCCGTAACGGGTCAAAACCTAATTCTTAAATGGGCTTTAGAAAATCCAAACTCAATCTGTATGTGGGTTAGTCCTGTCTATGCCCAAGCCAAAAAGGTCTTTACTGAGATGTCAAACTCTCTCGGTAATGCCAGTCTTACAACTGACGTAAATAAGTCCGACCCCTTCATTCGTTTCATCAACGGGTCAGTCCTGTATTTTCGTTCCGCAGAACGTCCCGATACACTCAGGGGTTATACCCTCGACTATCTTGTCTGTGACGAGGCCGCCTTTATTAAAGATGAGGTGTGGAATACAGTATTAAAACAAACCGTAATGGTTCGTGGAAAGAAAGTATTGTTTATCTCAACTCCAAAAGGTAAGAACTGGTATTACAACCTCCATCTTCGAGGACTTGTGGAAGACCAGCAAACTTACCTTACCTTACACGGAACATCTTTTGATACTCCCTTCATCTCAAAAGAGGAACTTGACGAAGCCAAGTATTCCTTACCTGAGAACATCTACAAACAAGAGATACTCGCTGAGTTCATCGATGACGGAGGGGAGGTCTTTAGTAATCTGTCTGGTGTCTGTATTCTCGATGAATTACCTAATGTCGTTGCTGGTGAAAAATACTACGCAGGGTTAGACTTCGGTCGAACAAATGACTATACCGTTCTGTCTATTCTTGACTCGAATGGTGTTCTCGTTCATCAGTATCGAGAACGTCAAAAGTCGTGGGACGTGATTATTAGTGAGATGATGGTGCCCCTTCGAAAATACAAACCACAAATCTACGCCGAGATAAACTCAATCGGGGACGTTCTCTACGAACAAATAAGAAAACAGTATCCCCTTATCCAACCGTTCTTAACCAACGCTGACTCAAAACAAAATATGATAGAAGATTTAATAATGGCTATGAACGAACAAAAAATAACCT